ACCTTGAGGCTGTATGGGCTGAGGTACAGTTCGAGGTTGCTTACGCCAAGGTGGAGGCTGACCGTCAGATCGCGTACCGTGACACTGCTGATCCTATTTTCTTTGAGTTTCAGCGTGGGGATATGACTGAGGCTGATTGGTTGGGTGCTGTGCAGGCTGTGAAGGATGCTAACCCGTATCCGGTGTTGGAGGATTTCTTGCCTGAGCCGGAGCCTGAGGTTGTTGTTGACCCTGACGCTCCTGTGGATGAGCCTGTGGTTGACGAGCCTACACCTGAGGAGGTGTAGTCGTGGCGTTAGATTTTCCAGATGCCCCCACAGACGGGCAAGTGTATGAGGGCTTTGCGTACTCTACTGCTGTTGGTGCTTGGGGTGTACGGGGTAACACTTTCAGTGCCGCTGGTGTTGCTTCGGTAACTAACGCTGGTACGGCCACGGTTGGTTCGGATACTGTTTACACTTGGAATGCTTCTGGCGGTGTAGAGGTTGCTGTTGGTGGTTTGGCTGACATTCTTGTCGTTGGTGGTGGCGGTGGTGGCGCTGAGGGTCGTGGCGGCGGCGGCGGTGCCGGAGGCTATCTTTACATTGAAAACGCTTACCTGCCTGCCGGTTCGCTAGATATTGTTGTTGGTGCCGGTGGCGCCGGTGCGGTTGTGCAGAGTAATGAGGGAGAGCACGGCAATAACGGTGAGCCATCGCGCTTGGGGTCATATTATGTCCCTGGCGGGGGTGGGGGTGCTGCTTACTCTCGCAATTCAGGCGGTTCACAAAACTCAACCGTTGGACTCAATGGTGCATCAGGTGGTGGTGGAGGAGGAAAAAGCACTGGAAGCGGTGATTCTGGCGGTTTAGGTTTTTCACCTATCGGCAACAGCGGGGGCAATGCAGACAATTACGGCGGTGGAGGCGGTGGATCATCAACGGCTGGCGCTAACGACACTGGTATTGGGGGAAACGGCGGTGATGGGACAGTAAACTCAATTACTGGTTCCGCTGTAACTTATGCTGGTGGAGGTGGCGGTGCCTATGCTGGAACTGGTGGAACAGGCGGAGGTGGGGATGCTTCTGATTCGACAACGGCAGTAAGCGGAACAGCCAACACTGGGTCCGGCGGGGGCGGAACAAACTCTGGAACTGCTGGTTCTGGTGGTTCTGGTGTTGTGATTATTCGGATTAAGGGATAGGTATTATGGCGCTTGATTTTCCTACTAGCCCTACAGACGGGCAAATCTACAACAACTATGTGTGGAACAACACGCTCGGCGTGTGGAGTCTACTGTCGGACACTACTGTTACGGCTCTGATTTCGAATACTCCTACGGGATCGTATACGGATGGTTACGATTACGAGTATGTGTCGTTTCTTGCTTCGGGTACTTTGACGGTTACTCGTGGTGGGTTTGCGGATGTTTTGCTTGTAGGTGGAGGCGGAGGCGGTGGAGATGGTGCAAGTTCCGACCCAGGTGGGGGCGGTGGAGGTGGAGGTGTCCAATACTTCACAAACTTATACATACCAGCCGGAAACAACGATGTAATTGTTGGCGCTGGCGGTTCCGCTGGGGCTTCGAGTAGCGCCGGTGGCAACGGTGGTGAAAGCTATATTGACGGAATCACCGGACAGGCTATCGGTGGTGGTGGTGGAGCCGGTTCGGTAGATGACCGCTACCCTCAACGCGGTGGTTCTGGCGGTGGCGGTGGGTTCGCCAACCTTATCGGCGCTTCTGGCGTAACGGGTCAGGGAAACTCGGGTGGAACAGTTCTCACTGTGGGCGGTGCTGGCGGTGGCGGTGCTGGCTCTGCCGCTCCCGATAATTCTGGTTCCGACCCTGGTAGCGCTGGTGGCGATGGTTTAGCGAACTCTATTACTGGTTCTTCAGTCACTTACGCTGGCGGTGGCGGTGGTGCTGGTCGCGCAGGTTCAGGAGGCGCAGGAGGCACTGGCGGTGGCGGTGCTGGAGCTATTGACTCAGCAAATGCGACTGACGGAACCGATGGGCTAGGCGGTGGCGGTGGCGGTTCCGAGCTTGGGGCTGCTGGCGCTGGTGGTTCGGGTATTGTTATCGTAAGATGGCGGACAAACTAATGGCGATCTGTCCTTGGGAATCCTGCCAACAAGAACACGACTGCAAGACCCGTGGTTGTGGGGTGTTGTGCGGTCAGCATTTCTGTGCTGAGGTGATGGTGTGAAACTCAGTCAACCGTGGCCCGAAGGATACTCGGTCAACAAAAACTCGCCTTACGGGTACAGAACCGATCCGATTACGAAACGACGCAAGTTCCATCACGGTATTGACGTGGCGTTGCCTGTGGGCACACCGTTGACTGCGCCTGCTAATGGGACTGTTGTGCATAAGGGCTCTGGGGCTTCTGGCGGTTACACGTTGATTATTCAGCACGCGAGGGACGTGTATTCGGTTTATTACCATTTGAAGGAGCCGTCGCACCTGAATAAAGGCACACGGGTCGTCGAAGGCGAACGGGTAGCTTTTTCTGGAAACACGGGACGTAGCACTGGGCCGCACCTGCATTTCGAGGTACGCAAGTCGCGTCGTTGGGGTGACACGGTGGACCCGATGCCTTTTTTTAGTAAAGCGGGCAACCCGCAACAACTTGTGACTGATGGGGTACTCGGTAAGAGAAGTTGGGCTGCAATCCAACGGATGCTCACCGCGAAAGGGTATTACAGAGGCGCTAACACTGGACGCAAAGACCGTACAACGGTTAGAGCGTTACAAACCTTCTTGAACGAGGGGGGCTGGTGATGGCTGATCAAGAACCGTCGATGAGAGTGACTTTGCGAGACGTTTACACAATAGTTATGGACCTCAAGAGTCAACTTGAGAAGCTGAACCAGAACTTGCCTACGACTGCTCAGAGGCTTGAGGAGCATGAGAAGGAAACGAAGGAACAGTTTGAGGACTTCGAGGACCGTCTCAGGGCGGTAGAGCGTCGCATCTGGCAGATATTCGGTGTTGTCGGTTTTGTTGCCGCATTGACCCCGGTTATTGTCAACTTCTTGTCGTGATTGCAACAATAAAGTTTTTTGTAAACAACCTGCTCAGGGGAGTGCAATTCATTATGAATAAACCTTCGTGGAAGAACCGTCGCCGGTACATACTGGCATCATTCATTATTGGTGCGATCATGTTGCTTGGTAGCACTGTGGTTGCTTTGGCGGGTAATGGTGCTGATGTTAGTGATTTGGTCACGGGTGGTGTAGCGTTGATAACGCTCATTCTTACCAGCTACATTTTTGGTGCTGTGTGGGAAGATAAGTCACTGTATAAGAAAGAGGAAAATGGTGATGGATAAAATCAAGAAGTATTTTGATTACGCCACGGAACGTGCCGTGAAAACATTGAGTCAGACCGCGCTTGCAACTATTGGTGGTACGGCGCTTGGCGTGATGGATGTAAACTGGTTATCCGTTGTTTCAATTAGCGCTCTTGCTGGAATTATGTCGCTGTTGACTTCGGTTCTTCAGTATGACCGTGTACCAGTGGAAGGAAAGTAATGGATATTGAAATCGTTGACGGTGTTGTATGCCCCGTCGATCCTGCTGAGGCCGCAATGTGCGAATCCTGCCAGTAATTATGTTATAGTTGGGTTGTTCATTTGAATTTCCTTTCTGGAAAGCCCCTCGGATTGTCCACCACGATCCGGGGGGTTTTTCTATTCAATCCATTGGTGGATGGTGCGACGGGTTACACCGGCTTTCTTAGCTAACTCGGTCACACCAAGTCCTGCCGCGTATCCTTCGCGTACTTTGTCGCGTAGAACGTCTGTGACGATCTGTAGGCGCGAAAGTTCCCAGTCGCGCATATCCGCAACCATGTCGAGCGTGTACCCAGCTATGTGGGCTTTTGTCATCTCTTGCATAACTTTATAGTACCGGTTGAACGTTAAATCCTTGTGTATGTCGGTTGTGTGTGGTTGACTGACGCCATGAGAAGAAGGGAAACCTACAAACGTAGGAAAACTATGGTTGTTGAGGTCAGAGAGTTTTGGCTTCTACTCGGTGCTGCGAGCTTTTTCGCTAGTGCTTGTGTTGTGTTGACGTTCGTTGTTGCTTATTTAGTGAAAGGGTAGGAAATGTTTGAAGTTGAGAGACACCATGATGAGATTGTTGTGACCTCGGAGCATGGGTTTGATTGTGTTCACCGTGGCGGTGTGGGAACACTTGTTCTAACGGTTCAGGAAGCCCGTGAGATGACGGAGAAGCTTATGGAGGCAACTCTGCCGGGGTCGTTCGAGTTCGTGCTCACAACGAGCGCTACACCCGATCCGGAGGACGGTTAACGTTCGTTGGGTAGTGTCCCACCCCACACACCGTACATTTCTTTGTTCGCAACAGCGTAGAGGAGACATTCGGTGATGACGGGGCACTCTTGGCACAGGTTCTTCGCCATTTTCGCGGCTTGTGTCCGGAGTGTCCCTACGGGGAAGTCGTCGGGGAAGAACAGTTCTGGTACTTCCCGGCATGGAACATGGTCTGCCGCCTCGACCGCTTCGTTGAGTTCTTGG